CTGTCGTATTAGCATCCCCATGAATTTTCTTAATATTCATTTCGTGCCACATACCAGCTTCTAAATTTGTAATATCAATATTTACGCCCTCACCCCAGAAGTCAACTCTTAGGTCCCCAGTAACACCAACGTACACAGCGACAGTACCTCCGGGGAAATCGTTGTCCTCTGTGTTAGAAGCAGTTGTAACTCTATAAATCTTATCTAACATATCTCCACCTCCATGTTAAAGAGGGGTAGTGTTAGCTACCCCTACTCCTCAAGTTCCTTTGCAAGCAAGATCAGGTCAAACGTTCCGCCTGTAATCTCTCCGTCCTTGGTTATCAATATATTCGCTCCACCAGCACTTTCTCCTGAGAAGATTTGGGTGGCTCCAACAGCTGTTGCAGTAAGAGCTCCGAAGGCGTCCTCCTCGCCAACATAACCAAATTGAACAGAGTCTTCGATCTGCTCAGCGTCTCCAGTGATTTCAGAAGTAATGCGAACAAGAATGACCACTTCATAGTTTTCGTCACCGGCATCGATAAGAGTAACATCAGATGCGGAAGTAGGATCTACTCCTGTCAAGCCAAGCATTACATCATAGTTAACTAGAGTCTCCACAATATAGTAATCATCAAGACTTTGAGCTAACTTCTCGGAGTTAAAGAGACCATCGCTATCAATTACCTCAGTAGTATTGCCTCGTTTACCTGTTCTAAAACCGTGCTCGGATACTACAGGCCCGGTATTATGAACACCGGGTTTTCTTAATCCATATAAACCCATTTCTTACACCTCCATAGTTTAATATAAGGGAGGCCGCACAGGAGGCATGGCCGTCTTGAGACCGCACTCCCTTATTTAATGCTTATCTTTCCTTCCAGTTCTAGCTTTCAGAACCGTCAGACCCCATTATCCATACCCAGTCTGACCAGCCAGCAGCGTAACGCATATAAGCCCGAAACTTAGCTACGAGAGTATCAAACTCTTCTTCCATAGCGAATTCCAGAGCCACACGGTCAAACCAGTTAAGGAACATGTCCTTGTAATTATCGGCGATAAGGAACCAAGCGTCAGGATTGCTGAGTTCGTCCCAAATCATCAGCTTATAGCGACCTTCGTGGATGTTAGGATTGTTTTCATTGGTGTGGATGGTCTTATCAGACTCCATCAACATCCATGCTTCTTCTTCCAGATCCGTAGGTACTAAAAGCGTAGTCGGAACTACCGAAATCCGGTTGCCACGGTCGTTACGGAAATCCCTCATTTCATTCTTAGCATCCTGCAAAGCAGAATGACTAAGCTTTGGATTACCAGTAATCACGTTAGACCTTTCCTCGATACCTTCCGTACCACCACTGTCTGCATAAGCCTTAGACGGGTGGTCAGATGCGATAAGGGGTTTCTCATCAGGACCGGGATAGTCAGTATCAAACGCATTGTTGAAGATACTGGCTCCGTCCTCCTCACGCCTACGTGTAGCTTCGATAGCTAGAGCGGCAGGGCGCTTGTTGATGATATTGTACCTATCGTCATCCCACAATTTCCGTTCAATCCTGAAACCTTTCGCCATTTCAGGAAATTCGTAAATCACGTTGTAACCTTGATAAGGTCTGTCGTAGTCCACGACACCTTCAAAGTCAGGGAATTTACCCAGAGTGCCGATACTTACATCCTCTTCATAAGGATTATCAGTAGTTTGCACATTGAATAAATCGTTTATCATAGTTGGCTGTTGGTCGAAGACTTCATAAAAGATTTCACGAAGCCCCGGTTCTAACAGCTTGCCAAAATGTTCTCTACGTGCAGTAGCCATTTACTTTTCACCTCACCTTTTAATTATTAACTACCTATGCCGGTTTAGTTGACGGGTATAACAGACCACTGTTAAACGCCACCAACACATAATTCCCGTCAGAATCTTTACCCACGACGGTAAGGGGACCATTCCCGGCCGCTTGATTCAATCCGTCTGAGTCTTCCAGTTGGTAAGTGTCACCAACAACCGTGTCATCTACACTAGTAGAAGGACACTTATACACATGCCCCGGCAAGACCCACTGAACACGGATCTCGTCGTCGTCGTCACCTTCACCATCTTCCAGAGCTATAACAGCAATTTCTTCTTCGTCAGTAGTAGCCAGTGTAACATCTCCATTACCGTCGAACATCAAAGCGTCACCCATCGACACAGAGTCCGAACCGGCAATTTCATATGAGGTCACATCTTTAGGAGCCGCTACTGGAGAGTGGTTGCTCGCTAAGTTTCTTACAAAGGTAAAAGCCATTTACTGTTCACCTCACTTATTCGATTTCGCCTGTTTCCACAAGGCGGTTATAATACTTATCCAACGGAATCCTCATCTTTCTTGCAGTTGTTTTCTGCTTCTCAGAAAGGCTGGATTCCGGGTCGTTCTCTTTAGGAGGTTTGTCATTAGACCCTTCTACTCTCCGCTGCTTCTTCGTTTGTTGTTTCTTCTTGGTCTGTTGCTCATAATGATCTTTGAGCTTAGGTCTCAGAACCATTGCGGCCGCATCCACAGGGGAAATATCAAGGTCTTCAGATTTCTCCCTAATATCTTCGGCATACTCGTCATAAAGCTTGCCGAACTCTTTCCTTGCCTTTGACTCTTCTTGCGCTTGGTATTCGCCCTTCTCTTTCTCTGTAAGCATTGACTTCAACTCTCTGACCTCATTACGAAGGTCATCATTCGCAGGGGGAGGGCTTGGTGCTTGATTGTACCCCTGATTTTGCATTTGCTGACCCCTCTGCTGTTGCTGTTGAATCAGTCTTTGCCTTACCTGAGAGGGCGACATTTGAGCGGCTTGGGAGACTGTCCTTCCTGCTTCGATGTAATCTTTAGCTTCTTCCATTGACATTCCCAACTCCTTTGACATTTTTCTCCGCTCTCGCTCCAAGCGTCGCTTCACTACATCATCTACATCACTTTGCGTTTTGTAGACTTTAGAGGCTTCTTCTTCCTCTCCTTCTTCTTCGTACTCCTCTACTAACTCCTCCTCCTCTTCTGAAGTTTCCTGCTCCTTTACTTCTTCCTCTTGCGTTTGTTTTTCTTCTGGCATTTTCTACCTCCCGTTTTAAGCCCGTCGGCTGTAAGTTTTGATCCGTGTTTTACTTCTCGTCAGAAGTTATGCCTTAACCCCCAAAGGGTTTTCTTTGAGACTGTGCGGTAAGCCTGTTTCTGGCTGGTAAATTACGCAGATGTGTTTCTCCCGAGGCCTTGCCCGCCGTAGGCTGCTTTACCGGCATTTCCTTGTACCTCGGGCTTTTCCCTTCTGTTTCTTTGTAACCAGCATAAAATGTTCTACTACTCAATTTGGCTCACCTCCTTACCGGGTCCTTTCGCCGACCCTTTCTGTTGGCTCTTCCTGTCCCATCATAGCTTGCTCCTGCTGTTCCATTCTACTTAGTATCTCCTCAGCGTTCGGGAAGTTCGTAACCTCCAGAACTGCCTGTCTGTCGACAACCCCAAGCTGGAAAAACTCTTTTGCTTGTTCATATAATAAAGCTTGACTCTGCGGAATACTTGCTCCGACATCAATCTCAATGTCAAACTCCGGGTATTTAACTTGAGTCATAAGCTCCTCCATCTGCATTTCTTGAGCCATAGGATCTTCAGGCATCATTTGCTGTTGCTGCATACCGGGTCCTTCCATACCGGGTCCTTCAATCATACCTTCTCCCATGCCCATCGGCTGTTGCGGAGCTACCATTCCTGCTTCTTGTGCCATATCTAATACTCTTTCTTCCAGAGCCTCTCTCACATTCAACGTAGTTGGTACACTGTCTCCTGCTACCCTTACCATCCTGTCTTCTTCATAATTGTCAAGTATCAAAGAAATTGCCTGTTCTGACAACTGCCTTATAGCAGCCTCCATATGATTAGCTTTCTCTTTAACCCTCACGTTAGCTGCTTCCTGTAAAGCGATGATAGCTGATGCGGCCCTAACTCCCTCTGGTTGCCTACCCTGTACCACATCGTGTACTCCGAGAATTTGTTCTAACCAGAATATCAAGCTCTCCAAGTGCTGTGGTATATGAGCTGGTATTGGTACTCCCGGAATCCTGTCTACTCCGCCGTTATGAGTGAATATTGCACTACCCGGAGAGTTATCCAGCATATCTGCATCTGTCTCATCTAATCCAGATTCTGCCTTATTTACCAACCACTGAGAGTTAGCCATCATTCTTGTATTGTCAATCATCTGTGCCTCAAAAGAGTTTATCAACCTTTGGGCAATCTCAGCAACCTCAATCTCACCAATCCCCCAGAACTCCTTCTCGCTCGGATAGTCAACCATCTTCGCAAACGGGAACTTGTTATGCGGATAGACTGGTTCTCCCTCTTTTTCTTCGTCTTCCTCTATATCCTCTGCCTCTGGAGATTCTTCTTCATCCTCATCATACCTACCTCCAAAAACATCCAGTACAACATGTCCTGCGTAATACATTATACAAACATTTCCATCTTCGTCCCTGAAGCCGTACTCTACTAGAGTTGCTACTTCTTCGCCAGTGTCTTTGGCTCTGCCCTGAAGGTCTTCCGTCTCATGCCAATCACTGTCAGGTATTACCACATGACCTTTATTCGGCCACCTTCGCATAATATATTCTATCGATTTAGGCATTTTCACAAAGTAATAGTCCATATCCTCTAAAGTGTATGCCCTCGGGTCAGGATAAAAATTCATCGGATGTACTACAGTGTATTCTACATCACCTAACCCATCCTTTAATTCCGGATTCCAGACAATTTTGAAAAGTGCTGTTCCATACTTCAGCATATGGATGACAGCCTCTCTCAGTCTTTCCTGCCTCATATAGTTCGTATACCACAGGTAGTCTAACGCAGCCTGTATTTTGTCTGCCAGACCCTTATCGTCAGGGCTCTGTCTTGGCTGAACATGTACTTTCGGATTGTTGTCAGTTAGTCTCGGTACTAGAGACTGAATAATTGCAAAAATAAAATTCAACACAGGGGCAGACCTGTCTTCCGGGACTACCTCCTGCCACTGCTGACTCCTGTAAATCTCGTCAAACCGTCTCCACTTCCTGTGCAGATGCTCGTTCTGAAAATCTACCTTAGAAGTGTCTGCAAGATGAAACCGTTGTTCAGCTATTTCCAACAGCTCATTTTCTTC